CAATAAATGCATCATACATTTCCTGATTAACCTCACCTATATACGAGAAACCATCCCATGAAAGAATAGAAAAAACCGTATTGTATGTTTCTCCATAACCGTATTCGATCGTTATATGAAGTTTATTTGCGGCCTCATATTGTGACTCGTCAGAGAACGCAAACAGCAACTGGAGCGCGGCATTAATAAATATCTGTTTTATCGAAACTCCACGATATGTTGATGGGTATAAACCACCAATAGGAATCAGAGTATCATACCCATACTCAGAACCGAAGTTGCCAACAGTAAGCCAATGGTCAGGGTCAGCAGTATTAGCATCTGCTTGCCTGTATGTTATCTCAACAGGAATTGAAACCCCATCGTTTGCGATCAAATAACTCCTGAGTCCAGCCGTTCCTACGCCAACATAATTCCCGTCAGATGGAGGCAGTATAAACCAACCGTTATCTGGAGCAGGGGCGTTTGGGAATCTGACTCGTATATCTCCAAGTGAAATCTCCCAATTAGCATTATCGAACCTTGCCGTTAATTCAAGGCCTGAATAAGCAGATATTTCAAGTTGAGCTAACTCATACTTTCCTGATATGAAGATTGGGGCTATTGCACCAACTTGCCCATCCCAGAAATCACGATTAAACCCAATGACCGTTCCTTCGCCGGTATAGTATCCGACCGTCATATTGAACTGGATAATCTCAGCCATTATGACTCCGCAATCCACCTCGACAGAACCAATATCATCGTTCTCAAGAGCAGGGTCTGTTCCAAGGGCGTGATACACCAAGGTTGAGCCTTTAGGACACCCCATTACGTCACCGCCAATGTAACGTCTTGAGATACGGAAAAGCTAAGGTTCTCGATTGTGTATATACCACCGCCACCAGAAACATCGCGCTTCCATTGAACATCGTAAAACAGCTTCCCGACATTAAGCGTATTCGGCATTTGAACCCGATGTATTCCTGCCGTTGCATCTGCGCCAGCAGGCATGACTGCGATATACTGAAATACAGCAATAGCATCAGGGTCGTTTTGATTGATTTTCATCGTAACGAAAATCTTGTCTCCGGCACATGGAACAGGCGTTCCGTCTGCCTCAGTCAGAATGATTTTTAAAATATAATCATCGCCTCTGGTCAACGTTGGAATTGTCATAAATACACCTTATTTTGCGAACAGGTTTTTCACTATATAAACAAATTCTTCGGTCATTACTTCGCCACCGGCATAAGTGGCAGTTACCGTAACCTCATGGTTCTCAAGATCGTTGGTTTCATCGACAATGAGATTGAGGTCATTTGTTATCGTGATTTCGATTGTTTCGGCTGGCGGAGTGAATGAAGTTTCCGGCAAAATATTCACATTGCCTGCCTTATAATCGACCTGATACTTTATGGTTGACGGAGTTTGCGCAACCCCATCTTTGTCTTTGAAGGAAACAGTCAAATATGACGTAGTTCCTTCATTGATAACGGACGGTTTAAAAGCCATGACTACGAGATTGTAACTTCGAGGTCGAGCGTCCAAGTGCCAGATGCTTTTGTTCCAAGATTCTGGACTTTGCGGTTGAGGTTGATGCCGGTATCATCAGTCGCATTTGAAACACTAAATTCGTTCCATGCGAAATTTGCCTCAGCATCAGCGAACACCGAGCGGAACGTAACCATTTGTCCTGAGCGTTGAGGATAAGTCGCTTCCATCGCCTTGTACAATTTGCTTGCTCCGATCAGGCCGGTTTGTGTAGCGGCTGATGCAGTAGAGGAATTTCCGACACCAAGCATTGCATTTGCATTGGAAAAAGTAGTCGCCGCCGCCCCGATCAACAGGTCAAGCATTTCGCCAATTCCCTCGTTGAGCAAAATATTACCGTCCACCACATTGACAGCAAACGGCTCTTTGCCTGCTTTAAAATCTTCATCGGTCGCCCATTTTTTAATAGTCCACCGAGTTTTCCAGTTCATTTTCTCTTTCATGTTTTTCACCTATCCTATATCTACGTTAATTTTTGACGTTTTCATCGATGCTAACGCCTGCTCACTTTTGATTTTAGCAGTAGCGCGTCCGCTGATGTGAGTCGCCTGCATGCTGGCAGAACTGACAAAATGATCCGCTGTAAGCGCCCGAATGGTCATATCAATCGACCTTATTATAACCCCTGAAACAAATTGCGATACAGTATCTATCGCCAACGCCGTATCACGAACCAATATCACTCCATCCATACTTGCAGAATCATCCGACGAGCCTGCCTCTGTTAGCGCGTGTCGTGCTTTTAATGATATTTGCTCTAATGCTATGCCGTTGTCTGAAACGATCTTTAAAACGCCTAATATCGCGTCTTGCGCTATTGAATAATCTGTAATTATCACTTTGGACGATAAATACAGCGTTTCAACTCCGACAGCATGATCTGAAATAGATATTTCACCGAACATAGAAACCGAGTCTAATGCGCTACCAATAGATTCAACGTTTTTATTGTTTGATGTTACCGCCCCTGCCTGATCTGCACCTGAGCCATCATCTGATGAAAAAACAGATACAAGACCGCTTCTGGCGTCTGCGCTGGAAGCAACATCGGAAACAGTATTTACAACAGAAACGGAAATCTGGTCTGCGCCTATGCCTGCGTCTGATGCGCCAGCAAACAATTCTGTTATTACGTTTATTGCATCAGAGCCAATAGCCGTTTCCGATAAAACAAATGTCGCTGTTATGGATGCCGATTCAATACCAGATGATTGATCGTTGACAGCAACATCGACAGCAACAGAAGCAACAGACAGGCCGGAACCAGCATCAACAGATTTGACTATTTCTGATACAGCCTTGCTGATTATTGATACGCCTAAACCAGCGTCAGAAATTACAACTTTTACAGACTTGCTTGACGCGTCAGCCCCTATTCCTGTTTCCGATATTCCGCTAATCGTAGAAAAGTCAAATATCGGGTCTATTCCTGCTCCTGAATCAGACGCAGATATCAATGCCGTGTTTAACGCAACGTCCAATGATGCCGCGCTATCAAATATTGACAAAACCGCTAAATGAGTCGATTGGTCTGACGACACCCCTGCTTCAGACAGCAATAAATCGGATGCCAATGATAACGCCTCAAGTCCACTACCTAAATCATCAGAAACAACGGAAGCAGAAACTCCACCAAACGCATCAATACCAGTACCGGAATCCGATGCAGACTTACTCACGCCTGATTGAATTAATGAATTCAGGTTTAACGCCTGCGCCCCTAAAAAATTCCGGTTAGTTGAGCCGAAAATTCCCATACTATGATTCGCGCTCGTAGTCGGGTCATTTACTTGAAACTTTAGAAGTGATGACGCAGTAATATCAAGGGTTGCAACCGAAGTATAATGAGCCTGAAACGTGTCATCATTCCCTTGGTTTCCTCTTGAATATGCGCCTGCTACTCCGTATCCAATATTCACCCCGTCATTCGACCATCTCGACCAAGGTACTTTTCTGCTTGTATCTCCGAGATTCCTATCCCACCGATGCCAGCCGATTGCCAAAATTGGTATCGTGCCTGCGCTCGCGTTCTTGATTGCGTCATTTACAGAATCAAGAACGAGATCACCATTAGCGTCAGCCCTGCTGGATTGAGAAAATGGGGTGTCGTGCCATATATTTACATCTGCAAACGCGGCAGTTAAAGTGTCGGTCGCCCCATTGTCAACGTGTATCCATTCTGCGGACGCTGGCAGTTCCATGACCTGAACGTATGCGTCAGATACTTGCGGCGTTCCTGCGTCACCTCCGTCCGATTCAGCAGTTGCATGAATCTTTAATATTTCATCCGTTCCACCGACCTCATGCAAATACATTCCAATCATCGGCGGCGCTTGGCTTGCAGTATTCCTTTGGTATCCTGAGCCTGTCTGCACATTGACACCGGCTATCTGAAGCCTTGCAACATAGCAATGACGAACTGCCGCTGTAGAATATGCCGTAACACCCCAATTTATCAGATATTTTTTGCCTGCTTTAAGAGTTACATCGCCGCCGGTTCCAGAGTACAGAGAATCGGTATCGGATATTTCAGAATCAAATGTGATCTGCGACCATGTTCCTGACGAATCGAGCCAAGGCCGAGTAGCATTGATATTCGACAAAGAAACTTCCGGCGCATCCACCGTTCGCTCAATATGTGTGTAATTACCATCAGGCAACCTTATAAGCTGAAATGCGCCACCGGCATTTGCCATAGTTGCATAATTTCCGAGAGCATCAGTAGGAGCAAGAACGGCTGGATTGCGAATCCGAACCTCGTCATTAGCTTGAAGATCAAGGATAGCCGACCCGATGCTTGCCCCTTCCAGCGCCCCTCCGGAATTACGCAAATATCGATGTGTTGCCCTGAACCGAGTTTGATCAACCCCGTTTACCGTTGGAATGAGTGTTCCGACCGCTCTGGTAGATGCAATAGATATCTGACCAATATCGAATATGCACAAATACTTTCCTGCTGTGTCTACTGTGACACCGTTTGCAGAATAAACATATCCTCCTTCTGAAAATACAGCGGAGTCATAAGCAATATCAGAGGCGACTGTATTGCTTGTCGATGCTCTTGATGCGACCTGTTTTTGAACAAATCTGTCTTTTACAGAAATTGCCATTTTATTTTCCTTTGCTTTCTATCACCGACAACTTAAAACTGCCTCTAAGGTTGTTGTGCGCCGATGATTTGTTGTCTGTAATCACTCCGACCACGATGTTATCGTTGCGCTTTTCTTTGCCAGCATTTGGAAATAAATCTATCACGACCGTCCTTTTGTCACGCAATGCTTTATTTATCAAAGATTGGTCTGTATCGTTTTTTTCAACGTACTCAAATGACAGCGTTTTCATGTCGCCGGATATCTCTTTGCGTAATGCGTTGTTTGACACAACGGTAAGGCTATCAAGAGATTTATATGTTATTTTTGCGGATGGGAATACACCGGCAGAATCTAACCCCATTGATTCATAAAAATGAATTCCAGAGCATTGAAATGCGCCAGTAACATCAATGAAGTCGAGATTAATTATGTTGTCGAATAACGGCGGAAGATTCAGAACCAGATTAAATGACCTGTCTTCACCCGTAACTGATTCCTCCATAGGAAGCTCTGCCGCCGTACCATCCCCAAAACGGAGCAAGTCAATCGGCGTATATAAATAATAAGTGCCTCCATCCCTGCCTTGCCCTGAAACAATAAATCGAGCATCGCTGTTGGTTAGAATGTCTGTAATTGCTATTACATCAACCGATTGATTAGAGCCAAAATCAACCGACAATCGATCGTTGTAATTTATCAGGCTGAATTCTCTCAATTCCAATAGTCCGGCGGCAGGGTCAGACACCGACCAATCTTTTGTGACCCCTGTTATTTCAAACTGAATATATGCTTGATTAGAGCCGACATTAAGTGTCGCGAATCCACCGATAGGCGTTAGCGTTTGATTGACTCCACCATTAAGCAATTCTCGAACTGTTGAATTTTTGCGGTATCCGTAGATTTTGATGTTATCCATAATAACAACAGGGCTTGGATAACCGCCCTGAAAATCAATCTGGAATCTGATCGTTTTGATTACAGCAGGCTCGTCCAGAAAAAACCCAAAGCCTGCGCCAGATACAACCTCAGCATTCCATAATTGCCATGCTGAGGTATTACCATCAATCAACATATTCAGCCCGACCCCATTTCCAACATCATATAAAGGCAATGAGTTCGTGCCTCCTGTTATTGGCTCATACATGCTCATTATGAATAGTCTATCTCCAGATTCATAATTGAGCGGAGCAGGGTCGCGCTTGTAAACCGTTCCGCGATTATCATGCTCAAGGTTTTTTGCGGAGTATTCTCCGACCGACTGCGCCGCATCAATGCTTGATATGACGTGCGCGTTTGCAGACAATACAGAACCGCAAGCATTATATTCAGGGTCTAATGTGTATGCGCCTCCGATGTTATATGTCGCGGCTGGCAGTATCGCTAAACCATGTTCTGCAAGATCAATTTGATCGATTGAGATAAACGTGAAAATGAAATTGTTTAATGTTTCTGCGCCGCTAACGCCGAATATTTTTATTTTATCTCCAACCACATGAGGCGTTCCAACATCGGCAACCGTTACAACTGACGAAACCCCGTCTGATGTGATATCTGGTCCTTGATTCCAATTACTCATAATATTTTATCTTCATTTCGGTTATGGCTTTTTTATCGCCAGTATAAGCGGCTCACCTGACGATACCGGAGCAGAAATAACATACCCCTTAGTGTTGGCCGGTATTTCGTCAATCTTAACATTAAAAATTATTTTATCACCGGCTTCAAATGCCATTCCGACTCTGCACTCTGTAAACGTATGAATTACCCATTTTGCAGAAACAATCTCGCTCGCAAGCGTACCAGCCTCCGCAGAAGAAGTTATTCCTGTGTTTATTGTTATGCTTGACCGGCCTGATCGTTCCGCTATATCGACATGGTTTGCTGATACGCTAAATGCTCCTATACCTTTTTGGTTATGTTTTATTCCGTTTATTGTGACGGTATCGTATTCAGCAATATCCTTCCGCGTATGCTCAACGAAATCGCTTGGCTCTAACCAACCGGCGTTTCCAATTAGTTGCCAAAAAAACGACTTATTAAATGCCACCAAAACAAGCAATCCGTTTCGGTCTGTCGTCCATGCTCCGCCAGTACCACCAACAATAAAATCCATCGCTCTTTTCCAGCTAAAATGCGTTGGTTTACCGTCTGTGTCGGTTGCCGTAAATGGATACCCGCAAACATTGCTTACCGCCGAATTATATTCTGATGTGTTTTTTGCTTGGAAATTTCCGACACCATCAACAAGGCCTGCATACGGCAAATGATCAGAATCAGCATATTGAAAAGCGTCCTTTAATACCGCGACCGCCTTAAAATCGCCTCCTGTATAACTGTTTTGAACGTCTACTTCGACAGTCATATCTGGCTTTGTGTGCGCTACATTGTCTTGATCTTCTTCTGTTGTTGCCACGCCCCATCGGTCGCCTTGGAAAAGAGCATATAACGAGCATTTATCAGTTCCAGAAACGCCCATTTGTGTCCATGCTTTATCGTCATTAATATGAAAATCCGCAACCGCTATCGGAGTGACTGCTGAATCCCATGTAAAATAAAAATCCCATCCCTCGAAAAACAGACTCCAACTTGCTCCAGTATCAGACCCATTAGTTAAATTCTTATCCGTGCCTGCCGCCGTGCCTGCCGCCGTGCATTTATATGTCCGTCCGGTATTAGATGAAACAACCACATCATTTAACAAGTACGCCTGACCAGACTTCCATCTACCTTTTTTTATAAACGAAGTGCCACCACTAAGCGTAACATTTAAAACAGGCTCAACCGACACAGGTACGCGACCGACTTTTCCGAACGGCATGCTCTGTCCTATACCACCGTCCGGCGCTGTAAACGAGTTGCTTAAATGTCCATGATCTTTATTGAAATATGAATCTGAACGCAAAAACGTCATACTTAAAAAAGAACCATCATCGCTGATAGTTGCGTTTGCCGAATACCCTGTGTCAATAACATAATAGTTTGCGGGGTCAAGCCCTCTCCACCCAACCTTGATAACCATTTTCGCGCTATTGAAATTAACATCGACAAGTTCTTGAATCCAATCAGGCAATTCTGTTCCAATCAGCCTAACACGTAAAATCGCATTGCTGTCTGCTGGCGAACCAATCAGTCGACTATTTACGGTTTTTCTCATGCCTAAAGGCTCGTCAAGGATTCCGTAGTATTCATTTGTTCCTGCGCTGATGTATTCAGTAGCAACGCGGAAAATTCCACCTCTTATTTGCAGTTCAACAGTCGACTCTGGAAGGGTTATATCAATAGCGTATATAGGGGTTGAGTAAATACCAGACCTTAAATAATCAACCAACTGAAGTTTCGTTATTTCAGCCATTATTAGATACCTGAATTGCAGACTCAACAAGCACAAGCCGGTTTGCGATGTCGCCGAGCCTTTTCGTTTGATTTTCTAATATCACGCCAGTATCTTCACTTTGATTTATTTGCTCACGAAGAAGGCTGTTTGTTTCTCGCATATCAGTTCCACCGCCTTCGTTTTGGTTTTTTGATCTCTGTTGTGCAGGCGTATCAACATAATATTTTTCACCCGAACTCATTCCTACCGTAAATGAGTCGTTTGGATATCCTGCCGGAACTGTAATCCCGCCAACCGGCGTTCCTATGGCTCGCTCGTCATTTACATCGCGTCTATTGTTGAATGTCGTTACCGTATGAGTGCTTTGAATATCTACACCCTGCAAGCTGTTTATTGCCTGCTGGATAACGCTTACACCGTTGACCATTTCGCCAGACATATCGATGCCTGCATCGGCAAATGCTTTTGATATTCCACCGGCGCTTCCTTTTCCTTTGTTAAGAATATCGAGAAGCCCACCGAGCGTAATACTGGTCGAATCACCCATTGATGCAATTATGCTCGCAGAACTTTCGCCAAACGCACCGGCAATTTCATCTGCCGTGAAAATACCGTCCGCTCCGATGCTCGCAAAATCTTCTTTAGTGATTCCGGTCATGCGCGATACTTCATCAATAACAGGCTGGAACGTGGTTGAATTTATAGCAGTAATGCCAGCAGTCCATTCGGTACGAACTTTTTTCATTGCCGTTCCAATAGTGCCTACTTGTTCAGCGCGTTCTGCGTATTCAGGAGTCAGCTCTTTTTCTTTGGCAATTATCAAATCAATTCCAGCCGCCGTTTCAGCCGTATATGAATCCATCACCTGTTTCATTTGCTCAGTACCGCCGGTCAACAACAACGTGCCGTTGTATCCTTTTTCAAGTTCACCGGACACCTGACCAAGAGCAACCTGTAAATGCCCTGCATTTAATGCCGCATCACTTAGCTGTACAGCCATTTGATCTGCGCCTGCGCTGGTATAAGCAAGGCTTGCTGTCATTACCGCATCAGTCGAGTCGTTGAAAGCCTGAGTAACCGTTTCGGTTGTTTCTTTTAGTTTTCTTTGCCTTGCGGCGGCGGCGGCGGCATTCAAGGCAAACCCTACCGCAATTATTCCACCTCCGATCATTGCCGCCCCAAGTCCTGACATGGCGGTAGATGCTCCTGATGTTGAAACGGAAAATTCGCCAGCAGTAACAGCCGCCTCGCTCATGGCAACGCTTGAGCCTTCAGCCGCCCAAGTCAGACCGTTGATACCGGCCTCGATGCTTCCTGTTTCAAAAGCGGCATTTGCCGCCATCCAAGTATCTGCGCCTCCTGATATTGCTGTCGCCAAACTTGCGCCTGCCTCTCCGCCAACAGCGCCAAGAGCCGTTCCGAGGCCGCCGGACACGCTCCCTGACACTCCAGACACGATTCCGTTGCCCATTGACGAGCCTATCGTTTTTCCGCCACTGAGCGCCTTTGACGCGAACCCAGAAAAGTTTAAACCTGACCCGCTGAAAAACGAGCCAAACAATTTTGACAAACCAGCATTAAGCCAATCAGAAGCAATCCTTTTCCAAAGACTTGACAAGCTATCTCCAAGATCGTTCCCGTCAAAAATAACGTCAGTGAATGCGCCGCCAAGATCATTTGATAAAGTGTCAGCAAACCCCTCTGCTGAAAATGCTGAATCATCAAACCCGTCAGCGATAACCACCATCGCGTCCGGTATGCTTTGCTTGTATCCGTTCATATCCGATTGAAGCACGCCAAATGACGCGCTTATTTCAGATACAACATCGCTGGTTGCGGCGACCACAACTGGTTTGGTGTCCGATATTCCGTTCGCAAGACCGAGGATTATGTCGGAACCAGCGGTTTGCATTAATACGGATGGTGAATTTATGTCGAAAAAATCCGTCACAGTTGAATAAATTCCAGTAGCAACATCTTTCATCGCATCGTATGCCGCCGCCGGTGCGTTTTTAATTCCTTCAATTAATCCGTCAATAATGTCTTGACCGATCTTTTTCATTGTTGCTGGCAGTTCCTTAAATGCCTTCACCGCTTCAGGCGCGACTTCACTAAACCCATCAGCAAAAGCAGACAGCATATCACCCATGAATCCGACTATGCTATCGATCATTGCATTCAATGACCCTTCCGGTGCATCTGCGATCTTTCCAAGCCACTCCGTAACGGATGAATATGCGCTCGACATTGCGTTTGCAATACTTCCAACCGCTTGACCAAGCATTTCTGCCATTCCAATGCTTGCTTCTTTTGCCGCCGCTTCAGGGTCAGTTTCAAATTTATTAAACCAGAACATTGCCCCGTCATAAATCGCTTTTGCGCCAGCAATGACTGCCGTGATTGCGCTGGAAATGCTTGTTGCGATTGCGGCAAAGTCAATTTTGTTTATTGCCTCAAGTAAATCTCCGATAGCTGGAGCGGCTTTTTCACCTAATTCCAAAAAAGCGTCTGCCACCTTAGCCTTTAATACGCCCCATTGAAAACCAACCTTTGCAGTACCGGAAACCATTTTAGTGAATGCGGCGTCAACCGCCCCTGCACCGTTTTTTGTTTCTTCTAATGTGCTGTTGAATTGCTTCATGCCGTTATCGGTTAATGCAAGTACAGCGCCAACCGCTTCAGATGAACCGAGCAATTTCTTTAACTGCTCAACGCTTCCGCCAGTAGCATCCCGCATTTCCATTAGAACGGTCGCAAACCCTTTTGTTTTTATGTCAGATTCAGACATGCTGATTCCGAGTTCATCAGCAAGGTCACGTGCCTCTTTGCCTGATGCAGTCATTCCAAGCAACGCCGCTTTCAATCCTGTTACTGCTTCTGCCGTAGACAAGCCTCCTGACGTTATAGACGAAACCGCAGACGTAACCTCATTAAATGATAACCCTGCCGCTTTTGCGATAGGCGTTACCTTGCCGAGGCTTGCTGATAATTCAGGTATGGTTGTTATTCCTTTTTTGACAGCAATCTGCATCGCGTCCGCCGCCTGTGATGCTGTCAGGTTTGAATCCGCATAAACATTTAATGCCGGTGCGATTGCTTTAATTGCAGTTTCAACGTCTGTCACGCCTGCAACTGCGAGTTTGTTTGCGACATTCAGAGTATCGATAGCCTCTGCGCTGGAAGAAGCCCCTGCCGATATTACAGAATATAGCGCCTTTGCCTGCTCTGTTGCAGAACCGCCATAAGTGGTTGCCAGTTCTCGCGCTCCTTCCGCTAATGCTTCTATCGAACCCTCGTTCCATGTTTCGTCAAGCAATGTGTTTACTTCTGCGACTGCTGTACCGAATTTTTTATAGCTTGCAACCGCGCCGACCATGACACCGACAATGCCAATCGCTCCGACTTTAGCGATACGACCAAACGATGCAAGGCCGCTTCCTAATCTACTGAAAACGCCTCTTGATGTATTTGCTTTTCGGTTGACTTTTTCGAGAGACTTTTCAATGTTTTCAAGAGTGCGCTGACCCTTGGAACCATCAACTTTAACGTCTAAGACTGCTTCACTCATTTCCTGTTTGCCTCTTTGTTTATTTTGCTCAAAACGTGTCCGTCAATCAATCTGATTATACGGCAAAAAGTTCGTATGTCATGCGGAGCAAAAAAAACAGCGAAATAATCGCTTATCTCGCTGAGTGGTATCGAGCCAACACCACTTCCGCGCACCCTCATCGTACTGAGAAATAAATATGCGCTGAAATAATGTTGCTCTGTAATGTTTAGTTCAGGACGGTTATCAAGAGCCGCAACATTTTTTCCTTGCGATTCAAGATTTTCGAGAAACTCTATGCTGTCACCGTGCCGGTCTACCCATTCATAAGAGGCAATTACTTTTTTGCGATATTGTCCTCGTTTTTAACCGCAAAACTATCAATATCCAACGCTTCGTTCAATATGAATTCAGCCAGCTCAGGATCATTAATAAGCTGATCAAACCCTTCTGTCGGCGTGTATTCAACCGCAACACCATCCTTTCCTACACCTTTCCAATCAAGCAAAAGTACGCGAGAAATAGCCTCGTAGTTGATTCGCTGTGTATCCCGAGCATCCATTGTACCGCGCTTGATTTTGCGCTGGTATGGTCGCTCAAGACGGTTTACCACATTCGCCCATTCTGCTGTTCCGGCTCGACCAATCTTAAATTGTGCGCCTCCGTTATACGTCCTCCAGACCCCTTCATCAGTGACCTTTTTTCCGAGTTCATATAAAATCTCTTGTGCCTTAGTCATACATTTTCCTCTTAGAGTTTTCCGGCTTAACCGGAATGAAATGCGCCGCCCGAAAGCGGCAATAAATTATGCTTTAGTGATCAGCAGGCTCGTTGATGTTGATGCATCAAATAGAGCCGTGAAGTCGGCCTCGATCATAACATCAGTATCAATTCCGTCCGAATTTGGAGCAGAACCGCTCAGTCGGCAGTTTGGAATATCAAACTCATAACTGGTCGTTCCATCGGTCGCAATAAAACGAAGATCGAAACCAGTCTGGTTAAGCATTTGATTGGTAAACCATTGGACGGTTGTGTTCGTCAGATATGCCTTAATCGTTCCGGTAACGCTGGCAGTACCAAGGATTTGATCGCTTGGAGTGTCTTTTCCGATGCAGTTTGCAGGCCGGAGGTTGTTGTTCACGTTTAGCGAGATTTCCTGAATGCAACCAGTAAACGATACGCCTCCGATCTCAATTCCTGTCAGGTCGGACACTGAGTTCATTACTCGAGTCGTGGTTGCCGGTGCTAATGTTCCAGTTCCAACCAATGACGCGCTATTCGTTACGACTGACGCGCCAGCCATTGCAAACGACCCCTTCAGCGCCTCGCCATGAGAAAACGTCAGGCTCATTTCCGATACGCGCTGACCTGAAAAATGATGAAAATGGTTTGCGCTAAGGTCAGTGAAATTCTTTGTGACTGTATAGGAAATATCCTCCACGCCGATCTTCCAAACGCCTGCCGCCGGAGTAGACATCATCGCCCCATCGATAAGCGAGTCAAACGTATTCGCGGACATTTCAAATTCAAAGCCGCCAGACGTTTCTGTAGATACTTTAAACTGATCTCCAACCATTCGATCTGACCGGATTTCTTCTGATTGCTGAACCTGAGCCTGCGCGTCAAAATCTTCAGAAGTGTATCTGAGCGTTTCCCAATCAGGGGAGTTTACCGGAGTTACGTCATACGCTGTTTCGCGTACAATACTGAGTTCTACTAAATTACCGCTGGACATAATATTTACCTCGTTAGTTTGTGGTGTCTAATTGCCAAGGAATGCTCAAATTGGTTTGATTATAATCTCCACTATGACCAACGCGCTTGATTTTTGCCGCCTTATATACAACGCCAATATCAATCACGCCCTTAAACAGGTTTGATATTTCGTCAGCATAACGCCTCGCGTCACCTGTTCCGACCCATTGCTGAGTGAATATCTGAATAACAATGATGCCGGTGTGCCTAACACAGTTTGCACCAATAGCAGTTCCGAAAGAATCCCCGTCAATTAAAGTGACACGAACCCATTCCTTGTGCTTATTGCTGTCGAAGTTTACATTATCATAAGCTATCGGTAAACCTGACCACAAATCAAGTATGCCATAAGCAGACTTTCTTGGGATATCAAAACTCATAAACCAAACCTCGCTTTAACGCTATTATACGACACGCCATAAACTCCGTCCGGCTTTTGACCATGCGGATATCCATCCTCTATTTTTTTTGCATACGGAGCGCCATTAGCGATATATAAAACCTTGGATGCCGGTAATTCTGGCGGAGGTGACTCTGCCGCCGTGCGCGTTTCATCAAAAAAATAATCAGGAACGTCTGCCGTGCGATTATGGTTTGCTCGATATGCTCCAGACTGTACCGGAGAATTATCAACTATTTCATTGTATAAAGCGTCTTCAACTTTTGCGATATTCTCATCGTGCATGCGCTGAAGTTTAATCATAAACTCGCCGGTTTGAGATTTAAAACTCATACGCGCCTCGCTACCAATTCCCACGTTACATTTGCGGGGTCTGCCTTAACAAAATTTATGGAATAATCTATTCCAGAAACACGAATTATGTCTGCCAGCAACGGCGCATAATTCAGTTCTGATTGGAGAATTGTAAACAGCGAATCAGAAGCGCGTATTGCTTCTCCATCGACCATTCTGTTTTGAACAGGCTGGATAACCGCCCTTGTTGAATACAGCGCCTCGCCAACGACAAAAGCATCCTCGACAGGATCGTGAATGCGAGTAACGACAACCAAATCAACGCCCTGAACAGCGTCATTGAGATCGGTATCAAACGCCTCTGAGATTGCGGCATTTAATTCGCTTTGTAATCCCATAATTTAAGCCCTGAATAAATATGTCTGTCCAGAGGTCTTTGAACAGTCAGACATCAATAAGAGCGATGCCTGCTTATGGAGCGAGTGTTCTTCTGTGTACCCTGCCGAATATGTTTTGTCTGACTCTACAGAACCAGCCTTGACAGCAACACTTTTGACTTTCGGCGCGTCTTTAAACAGCACGTCAGTCATTGCAAGATACCCAAGCAAAGAGTTTGCAAGCTTTATATCGTCAGTCGCATCTGTTTCATCATACGCACATAAAAACTCTGAGTCGATATACACCCTTCCCCATGACAAGAAATCATCCTGCTGAGGCTCTGTCAGCGCAAGCCAATCAGCTTTTGTTGACAGATGCGCTTGGGATTCTAACGCGGTAACGTATGCCTGAATCATTGCCTGTTACGCTTCTGCTTTTGCTTTTGCGTCTGCCTTCTTACGTGCTAATGCTTCTTCTTTTTCGATCACTTTTACTTCTTTTGCAACAGCCTTTGCCGCCACGCCTTCAAGCCTTGCAACACGGCCTCGATGCGCTTCGTCAGTCTTTCTTGACTGAGCGTTAATTTCTGCGAGTGTCGGAATTTTAACTTCCTCGACTTCCTCGACTTCTTCTGTTTTTTTAGACATGATATATCCTCACTATTGAAAACAAACAGGGGATTTCTCCCCTGCCGCCTATTTTAGAATTATCCGTTTGTTCGCAGAAATGCAACCGGCACATTCTTTCGATCAAACACTCGAGTCCAAGTGCCTGCCGCTTCCAGTTCTGACCAGATGAACGACTTACCAGATGCAGGAACAACCGCCGCATGAGAAAAACCGCGAGGATGGATAATGCCACCGCGTCGAGCATAGATAATATCCTGACCGCCACCATCGCCAGAATCTGGCTTGCGCTCAAGTTCTGATGGAATGGTTGCCGGAGCCGCTCCACTATCAACAGCGCCAGCGCCGAAAAAGATGGTGATATACGACAGTCGATTAACACCTGAAATGACAGGCATTGAATCATCTACAAGAATACGATGACCTTGATAAGTCTGAAACATCAGCTCCCCTTCGGAATCGCGTTGATCTTCGACAGTATCATTCTTTTGCAGACGCGCAAAAACTACTGAGTGCATTGCTACAATCGCAAGATTTTCCGCATGGTCGCCCATAGTCTGCTTGGTATCGATGAACGCATCCCGAGAAATCAATTCGCCTGCCGCCGGAGCGCCTGCAACATCGTTTGAGATGTCGAAAACCATGTCGCCACCGTCATTCGCAACGTTTGAATTATAGACACCAACAAGCGTCTTAATCAGCCGACGTTCTTCTTGGGTCGCCCAAAACTTCGCAACTTGTCGAGCGATAGCATCCAAAGGGTCTTCCAACGCAAGAGCGCGTGTCAAATCCATAGTCGACCAACTGTCGTTGATTTTGTATTTGCGGAAAACCTGCTCGCCTGAGCCGATGTTTTTCGGGGTTGAATTACTTCCTGAGTTATCAGAGTCATAATTCGGCTCTGCTGATGTTGAAAGCGGATTGTAATGAGGGATTTCACCAACCCAACCACCGACTGCCGCCGCCGCTTGGATGATCGGGTCGTTCGTCATTACGCCAGATGCGGCGAACAAGTTTAACTCGATAGCCGCCTGATCGACCGCGTGATTGAAAGGTACTGGAACATAAACGTCCGATAATTGTACTGTTGCCATTGTTAAGCCTCCGAATGGATTATGATATAAAAAAGTTCGTGTTTATCCCTTAGGGATTTTGCCAAACGGCTTAACCGTTATATTTGGCATTTAATGAATTATACAACTCGATATCTGTTTTGTATAGTTCGCTCTGTTTGGTGAGGTTTCGAGTTTCAGGCTTGAAATGCTTTTCCCAATCACTCTCGCCGCCACCATCGCCGCTTCCGCCTGCACCCGTACCGGATGCTTTGCTGAAATAATGAGGCGATTCTTTGCGTAATGATTCAACCCATGCTGACGGCGTGACCGGCTTTGATTCCTTGTCGAATATTTGTTTTTCACCATCAAACGCTGTCAGAATGTTATCCGTAACCTTCCAGATATTCATTGCGCGAGAAACAATATCAGTAACCGCTGTCGGCATGATGTCTTCAATACTGCCAGCCGCATTTCGAATCACGTTTTCAATTTGCATTTTTCGGTTTACGGAAGATGCGTCTTTGTATTTGCTTTCGGCTTCTTCTTTTTCTGTTTCAGCTTTTGTCAGTCTGGCATTGGCCTCCTGCGTTGCCTGATCAATCTTCATCTGAATCAGTTCTGAAATCTGACCGTTCTTCACCATGTCCGCCTCTTTGTCATCAGTAAGCTTTTTCATCGAATCTTTTAGCGACTGAATCACTGATTCATCAAGGCCTGAAATAGTGACCTTTTTCAATTCTTTGTTGATTCCAATTAGGTCAGAGTTTTTATTCTGAAGCCCTTTAATTTCATCATCAACCTTTGCTCTGATTGCTGTTTTTTGTTCGTCTGTTAAATCTACACCGTCAAAAATGCTCATTTTATACCGCCTTAAGTGGTTTGAGTTATAGTCCTAATTCTGCGAAAGTCGCGGAATCTTTAGCCTTAAGCTGATCGAGATTATACTGCTTTCCTCGCTTGTCGACAAATGAGGAAATTTTGTAGTTGCCTTTTTTGTAAAGCTCATATCTGGAACGACCAAGCCATTCCCGTTGAAACCCTGATGATTGCCGTGCAAACCATTGTTCATAATTAGTCGAGGCCTGCACATTTCCGACTATCCCTGATCGTTGATCTACCGGAATATTCCCGACTGTTCGCTTGTCCGCAACATAAGGCCGAAGACCTTGTGGTTTGGTTCCGAGATACGGCAACATTACAGATCGACAGTTTGGATGCGCTGGCGGACGTGCGCCACTATCGGCAGGATATATTTTACCGTCACGACTCGCGCAAATTTTCGATGTGCGCCCATCCAGAGTCGACCTCCACATGACTTTTTTGACCCCGTTGCTTCGATATGTTTCATCACGCGATGAATTAGCAATATGGTTAATCGTTGTTCGCACCGTGCGCTCTACCTTGTTTTTGATTCTGCCTATGCCACCATCTTTAAACTTTTGCGCCGCCGTGCCTTTTATTCTACGTGCTATTTCAACCTCGGATTCTGTTGCCATTGTTCCATCTGTTATTTCAGACATCAACATTGAAAATGTCGCCGGAGCAATATCGTCAACGTATTTGGTCATGCTGTTTCCGAGTAATGGCAAATCTTTTGCGGCCTTGACTGCCGCCGCTTCAGTAGTCGGCTTTGGCGCTGGAACTGTTGCGATAGCGTTTAACATTTTTTCTGTGTGCTTTATTTCATACGCCGCTATTGCCGCCCCTGAAATAAGCAACTCATTTTTTGCTGACTCGGCATATCCTTTTGAAAACTCACTCGCAGTAATACGCAAATTCTTTAACCGCTTAGTCGTAAATTTCCCTTTAAGCAGTAACGCTTTGTCGCGCTCGGTAAGGCTGAATATAATATCGTACAATTCTCGACCGTGTATGCGCTCAACAGCCGACATCGCCTTTAAAGTGTTGTTGTATGCCATTGTGCTAAACCTATGCAAATGGCTTTGGTGTTGGCTGTACAGGTCTGTCAGCGTATCATCCATTAGACGCCTTCTGTGTCTGCGAAGCCGCCCGACTCAATTAGGCTTGCAAGTTCATCATCATCACGATCAGTCATGTTTGCATCGCGAAGCAATTCAAATAGAATCTCACGCGGAACGTTGCCAGCATTTATCGCGGCATTCATTGCATTGATTAATGCGGTGTCAACCGATACCTGAGTGAAGTCGCTGTTTGGAATGTATGACACATCATCAGTTGATACGCCAATAATCTCATGCGCCCATTGCAGGCATTTAGTCAAGGCCTGACCAATAGCGTTTACGCTTGAATAAAGCGTTGCGTGTTGACTGAACATTCTAATGCTCAATGCCTCGCCTGATTCTGTTCCTGTCGATTTCCCGAGGGATGCTCCAAACTTTTCTGCTTGAGACATTTCATCTGATATTGCGAGGCGTTGCGCATCAAGACCGTTTCCAGACACCTCAAGGAAAAATGCCTTCCCGCCTTCAGCCAGCTTCCAAATTACAGAAGACCCGATTGTGTCAATGTCCTCTGAAGGGTCGCCGACCAAGACGGGAGTCGGTTCTGAAGTCATGTGCAGGCTTTGTTTGTAGTCTGCGTCAAGCTGATAGATTTTAATCGCAGATCGAGCCATTGGCAACAGCGGCAAGGCATCAACGGAAATCGTTGTGTCGATACTGCCTGCTGTTACGAACGGAATATAATTCAGCGTCTTGCGAGAGGCCGTTTGCGCCTGCACCGGCTCCGCCAAAGCATCACCATTCTCGTCAAACAACGCCGAAACATACGCTCCACCTGTTAATGACAATACCCGATATTGAACGGTTGTTTCGTGACTATAAATATCATCGTCATTTTTTGCGCTTTCCACAAGAACAACCAGAGTAAGAACTTCCTCGCCATCAATCACTTTGCTTTGCCAATTTATAATTGACGTTGCATCATACATCGCGATATAAGGCTGACCGTCTGTGTCCACGTCTACAAGCAGGCCGATACGCCCATCTTTAACAACCTTCCGCGTACACCGGCGAGCCAACTCGTTAATTCCATGACCATCTACCGTAATATGATCTGTGTCAATTCTATCGCTCGACGTGACAACACCATCCTGCCGGTGCGCAATACCAACCATGCTTGAAATTGCTTTCTCTGTTATTTCTGGAAACCCTGCTCGCATTTGATATCCAACATAAGCGGCAACCAACAAAGGGTTTTCTAATTCCCGTATTAATTGCCCTGTTGTTTTTGGCAAATACAATGTTGTTTCTTTTTTGATTCGTCGCTCTGACAGCGAATCGTCCATTAATTTCCAATCTGCCTCGACTTCAAGGTATTGCGGATGCTTCGTGCTAATAGTGGTCATGTTAATCCTATGATTCGTGATTGCTTGCTCTGCCGCTTTCTGATCAGTTTCCCGAGCGCATACCGAGTCGCATCAATGCAATGGTTATGCTTGTCGACAATTTGTGGAAGTATATCATTAGTTTTTGAATCAATTTTATAACTGTACAGCCTGCATTCGTCAATGTAGTTTGTGCATCGAGGATGAACGACTATCTCGCGGTACTGGCGAACGTGAGCAATCCCATCTTCAACGCAACCTTTCCACTTCGCACACGCCTTTATTTTTGGGTATCCATTGCGGTTCATGTAACTGATCGTTTCAGGCCTTGCATTATCAGCATAAATGACATATTTCCGAGCGTCCGGTATTTTATCGAACATTTTCGGCGTCTTGTCGATGTCAACCTTTACACCATAAGCCTCGTATTCAATATAAAGTATTTCATTGTGAATCCAATGCTTGATTAGGGTTGTCGGGTCTTGAGAAAAACCCCAATCCGCGCCGAAATATGGAGCGCCCCAATCATCATCAGGCTCAAACGATTCAACGCGCCACTTACCAAACAATATTTGTGCGTCTGAGTTTGATCTTGGCTCACCATTCCAGACGTGCAAATACGCAATATAATCGACTTCTTTTAATCGCTCTCTTTGCACCCGCAACACATCAGGGAACCAAGGGTTTTCATCTGAATTGACCTTTCTTACGATTGCGTTTGCAGGAGGGTTGACGACAAACTCTTTATACATCGGGTCGGTTTCAAGATCGGGGTTGAACGTCAACCAAACCTCACTATTCGGCTTTCTGACTGTCGGGTCTAATACCTCCCATGATTCCTTGCTTACCGAGTGCGCTTCCTCAATCCAGCAAATGTCGATTCCTTCTGTCGATTTTATTTCTTGGGTGTTGTGGCGTATTCCCTTGAAAATAAACTCTGAGCCGGTTATCGATATGATCTTTTTATCAGTCCATCGAAAATTCCCTTGCAACCCAAGAAGTTCAATCTGATCTACAAGCAGTTTATGGACTGAATCTTTTATTGATACCTGTAATTCACGGCCACATAAAAACCTGATTTTCTTCCGCATCGCCAGCCGCAATGCTCGCCGTGCAAACTCCCATGATTTCGTTGAACCTCGACCACCGTATGCAACACGGTATCTAATCGGTATGTCGTACTGACTGTCGCTATCAAATACTTCAGTCGCCCATTTGGGTGTCTGGATAACGGAACGACTTATCATACAACCTCAATTTCGACCTCGGTCACGGGAACAACACCATCAAACTCCAATTCCTTGCGTTCAATGTATCCGCGAGATTTCATTTTTGTTTTCGCAAAGAAAATCATCATCACGGTATTGCCTTCCTGAATCTGTTTGTGAATTTTACTTTCAACCATGTCATATAGGCTTTCAATCGCATCATCTGCTTTTTGTGCGAATTTGGGGCTTTTGACCCGCCACCTGTAATAAGTCTTTCGATTGATATTCGCCGCCTTGCATGATGCGGATACGTTACCGGCTGACTTCTGAAACGCTTCCAGAAATATATTTTGCTTCCGCTTTCTCAGTTCACTATTCATTTTAAAACCCCTCGGGTCAGATACTTAATATCTACGCTTAATGGCTCGTATGCCGCCAGCACATCGGCAACCACAGACAGCGGATTAGTCGCTCCACAAGTATAACAATCCATCGAAACATAATTTCGTTCTGGATATGTGTGTATCGTGAAATGACTTTCCTGCAATAACCATACTGCCGTGAATGCGAGGCCTCCGAACACATGAGTCATTTGGTCGATTATCGTCATACCGTTTTCGGTAATTGCATCGCTGATTCTTGATGTCAGTTCTTCAATATCTTGAGGGTATTCCTCAAACCAAATGTCGGCGATTATGTGACTGCCTTCAGTCTTCACTTGATTGTTCTTCTTCATGGATGATTATGTCGCCTATTTCTTTGGTTGCTTGTACTGCGTCACCTTTCAGGAATACTAAAAAGTTTTGATGATGCTTGCCGATCTTTCGAGCCTTTTTCATTACCTTTCCCGCTCTGAGAGGCAACGTTCCAATCGCATTCACAATTATCATTTCATTGTAATACTGGTATCCGGCCTGCTCCATTGCCCTGATCGTATTTGGTATTAAGCTGATATAGTTTCCATCAGTACCGCGTACCTCTCCGACCACAATGACAGCGAATCTATTTTGCTTTAATTTGGCATAAGTGTTTTTCAGAATGCTGGCATAGATATCAAAGAATTCGTCATGCGACATGGTTGATAAGTCTTTCGGGTCATCGCTATAAACCTCGAGGTCTGCATACGGAGGACAGGTAAACATAAAATCCTGACTTTCATCGTCAATATATTTATCCATGTTTTCTGACGTATCATTGTGATATGTGCAAGGAAGGCTTGCTTCATCACAACGCGCTTGATTTAGATCAGCCTGCTCTTTTCTTAACTCTATGCCGGTAAATATGCCGCCAAGAGAGCCACACACATAACCAAACACCGTGTCGCCTGCGAACGGGTCGAATGCCTTGCCTTCATCCATCCCAAACCATTTGAACGCAATCTCAGCCATGACAGGGTCTAATAACGATACGCCGTTATTGTATGTTCCAACCAACGATGATTTCGATAGAGTTCCTTCGCGGCTTTCTCCATTGTCGCCTATTTGACTTTTCCACCATTTTTTTCGCTCCATCCACCGGCCTGTTCTTGTGTCCAAAACACTAAACGGAGCAAACCCGTATTCTTTAACCATCGAGCCTTGCTCTCCGTCTTCGTATGCGCCAAACGGAGAATAGTTTCCGGCCTGCAATAAATCTTCAAAATTCAGATCGAAGTCCAATCCCATTTCCGCGATTGATTCCATTTCAATCTTGACCATTTCTATATCCCAATCAGTATCGTATTCCGCCAGCCTGTTATCTGCGAGGATATATGCCTTTTTCTGCGCCGGTGTAAGGTGCGATAGTTCGATCGTTGGCACATCGTCCAGCCCTATCAGTTTAGCGGCTAATACGCGACCGTGTCCGGCAATGATTCCATTGTCACCATCAAGCAGTACAGGGTTGTTGAATCCGAACTCCTTAATGCTGGACGCTATTGCACGAACCTGATTTTCACCATGAACTTTTGCATTGTTTGCATACGGAATAAGATCATCGACTTGTTTGCTTTCGATTTTTAATGCCATGATTATTTAGTGCAGATAAATCCGCAAAAACCTCCAGATACAGTTTCAACTTTATCGAAGAACCTTGAGATTATTGTGTTCCATTCCGCTGGCGGTATTGCATCGCGTTTCCCACAAGCAGGCTTGCCAGACATTGCCTTATCGGTCACTACGGCAATTAACACTTTCCCGCCATCAATAGTCAGGCCTCTAAGGTTTGAAATAATCAGATCAATAAGATGATCAGAAGGCTGGACGTTTAAAACGTAGTTGCACATCACAACATCATACTGCGCTTTTAATACGTCGACTTCTGGATATGTGACCATGTCGTATTTTGCAAATTCATGGACTTCATTCCCGCATCCATAGTCCAGCACCATCCCTTCCAGTAATTTTTTCTCATTCCAGTAGCGCATCGGAGCAGAACCACGTTGCAATGATGTTGCTCCACCATAATCATCGTCCGTTTTCGTGACCTGTTCCGGCTCTTCGTCAGACAAAATAAAACAATCATCAAAGCCGGTCAAACTTATATCTGAACCGCTATCTGATATTTCCTGAAGTTCGAGCGATACAAGGTCATAATTCCACTCCATATCAACCTCGCTAAGACGGTTGTCCGCGAGAATATATGCTTTCTTTTGTGCCGACGTTAAATGCGACAATTCGATTGTCGGTACTGATTCCAGTTTTAACTTTTGCGCCGCCTTTACCCTTCCGTGACCGGCGATTATTCCGCTATCACCATCAAGCAAAACTGGATTGTTAAACCCGTATTCCGTGATGCTGGCGGCGATAAGAGAGATTTGCTTGTTCGAGTGAATCTTTGCGTTGTTTGCATACGGAATTAAATCTGCAACTTTCCGCGATTTGATCTGTAATGGCTTAACCATAAAAAACGTCCTAAACATTTTGTCAGGACGCATTTTATCATAATTTAATGCCTACTAAAATAAGCAAGCATCACAGCAAGAGAAATTTGCAATATATGTCGTTTTCCCTTTTCCTTTTGCCACTACTTTTCCGGCCTGATCAGTCATGTCTATATTCTGATCATCCAGCTTTTTATCGATTGTTCCATACCACATATCAATAATCATTCCGGTGCTGTCGTTCACTACGACACAGCCGTTTCCGCATCCCTTGTATTTATCGAGCATACGGCCTTGAATCTGATAATGCGTTCCATTGTTGGTCGTATGCTCATCCCCTTTAATATTAACTTTCGGCTTGATGTGAGCAAATTGCTTTTCATTCATTTCGTCGAATTCTGTAAAAAACGTCATTTTTTTTCCCTCATGGTTGATTTGTAATGCGATTGTAATTTGCGTTTAAACTCGTCCTGTTCGGCCTGATACTGGTCTTTTGAAATTTGCACTATTCCGTTATTCCCTACTTTTGATTTTAGATCGAATAGGTTTTCTGCTTCAATTTCTCCGGCTATAGATGCGTCCTCATATTCGTAAAACGTGAAAAACGATTCCGGCCTGCCGTGTTCATCTGTTAGACGCCATATACGAACAATTTCGTTTGTGAAAAAATAGTTACCGTTTAATGTTTTTCCGTCTGAATGGGTCAGCCCAATGCAATACCCTGTTGGCTCATACCTTATTAGATATTTTCCATTCGAGCCGTAAATCACCTTGTAATGCTTGGTTCCGCAAAACACGTTTACACCGGCATCCACAGAAGCAATAATATCTTTTGCGGTTTTTAATATGGTCATTTTATGTCCACCCTGTATTTCGTTTCAAGGTGTGCGCCAGATACTTCTACGCCGCCCTTAAGGTCGCTTTTCATCAGCGCCTTGTCAATCTGTTTTATCTCTATGATGCTGACATACTTTTCAGGTACATCATCATCGTTTTCGATAATCATCGCCGGAGGATTCTTTTTAATTGAAATCACAAAATACGCGCATTCGATTTTATTTATGCCTGCCGCCTGCATGTTTTCAAGCAAGTATGCTTTCATCGATGCGGCTTTGTTTGCCAGCACTTTTTTACGATGCGTCATGTTTTTGATTGCTTCCGCGATAGCCGCTTCCTCTGCTTTCATGTTCCCGATGAATGCCGCAATGTTTTTCCCTTTTTCCTGAAACTCGCCCTCTATCGCCTCCAGCGTATCGGTTACGGTTTGCTCGTCGAATTCATCTCCTTCAAATAATGCGATAGCTTTTGAAAATCGCTCGTTAATTTCATATAGATTTGCCATTGTATTTTCCTGTTTTGTGCCACCCAAAGGCGGCGGTTGGTTTATGCAAAGCGATTGAATAAATCTTTGCGTCTTTTTACTGTCCGTGCGCGATTGATCACACCGTTCATCGCTCCATAATCATCAACAAGCAAATGAGTATCGCCCTGCTTCATGTGAAAAACATAAGAAGGGTTCCCGTTTGAGTTTACCCAAACATTTGCTCTCACAATGTACTGTTCGTCAATGTCGCGTACTACTGGCATCCCTGCCTCGCTTTCGGTGTTAAGAAAAGTGTATCGTTTAATCATGTTACTGCTCCTGCCGCCCGAAGGCGGCATTGGTTGGTTTAGTTGTAGATGCTCAGAAATGCTTCAATGTCGCAGTTGCAAATCACGTCCCAATTATCTGTACCGTATTCAATAAGCTTTAGTACCGTGATGTTTTTTCCTTCAAGCGTATATCGGTATTCCGTGTCAGCATGAGCGTTATGCCCTGCCGTGCGCTCTGCCTGTTCTTTGTTCCCGTCGCCAAAAGCAAAGGCGTTCGGTGTTTCCTGATTGCTTGCTTTAAGCATTTTGCGGAAGTAATTATGCGCGTATTCTGGATATCCATCGTGGTGGATATAGTAGGTTAATCCGTCTACTTTATATGTTGCTCTTGTACTCATTTTGATGTTCCTGCCGTATGGCGTTATTGGTTGGTTGGTTTTTACTATGCACTAAATTTACATAGTATTTATGCTCTTTGCAAGTGATTTGCGCAAATACTTTATGTTTTGCTAATATCTACTTCGATGATGTAGCAATACAGTCCAGATGGAAGTTTGTACGTTTCCTTGAAGTTACCAGCCTTCACGCCTGCCTTATGTGCGCCAGCAATAGTTTTATATTTTATCTTGCTCATAAAGGTCTGCGTGATCACTGTCGCTTGTTTTACGTTTAATACCGTCCACCCAAGAGCTGATGCTCGTAGCGTATAGTCAGCATCATCATTATGTCGCTCGGTGATGGTGTCTGTTTTGGTTCTGTAGGTCACGTCAATCATGGTATTGCTCCTGCTGGTTGGTTTCAATATGACCTAACTTTATGGGATGCTCGCATTCATTGCAATACGTTTCTATAACTATTATATAAATATCTGTTTATAGACGTGCAAGAGGTGGCTTATGTAACGGTGCAGGCAAAAAAAACACCCCTGACAATGCAGGGGCGAAACTCTTTTGAGGAAAGAGGACGTTAGTCGATTTCGATTATCTCAACGTCTACTCTTGGATGCAAGCTGTCAACCATAAAAATGTCTTGCATATTCCTGACGTTTTTCCATCCATCATTTTCAATAAAGCCAGACCTGACCATTCCATCAAATATGAATTTTTTTGCAAATGCGATATTGTCAGGGTCAGAACGCTTGTTTGGCGTGTACCATCGAAACACAAAATCACACCGTCCTTTTGGCCTTGCAATAGCAGAAAAGCACCACGCACAAGCATCCGTGTTTTGCTGTTTTATTTTATTTGCAGAATACCGGCTGGTATTGTTGGCATTAATGAACTCGTTTAGAGTGGCAAGCTGTCCGTGAATAATAACCCTCATTCTCCCAATGCCTCTATTATTTCGTTTAACGCCTGTTCCGCATCATCATCTTCGATGCTTATTTTTAGGCTTTCGAGTAGATTCCAAAAAGCGCTTCTGGCAGTCGCAAATGTTGCCTCAATATCTGAAATCTGTACTTTTAACATGGCAATCTCAGAAGTCCTGTTTCCGGCTTTTTCGTGAGCCGCCAGCCATACTTTTAAGCAGACTGAACTGTTATACGCAACATCAACAAGATTGTTTTCAGCCCATTCATTGAATTCGCTTGCAGTACTCATTTGTGATACCCCTCTATCGCATTTAATACTTCTTCATTCGGAACCACATATCCGTCCTCAAACATTCTGTACGCCATATTTAAGAACAGGTTTTTTTCTGTTCCATGCGCCTCGACAAAGGCTTTTTTATTGGTGGTTATGTTATCAGGAGCATTAGATGATATGTCATGCAATGCAGGCGACAGCGGCAGGATAAACCAATGCCCTATATGAACCTTATTGTGCTTTGCTGTTGCACCTAAGCAATGATGCACTTGAACAATCGGCGAGCCGGTCACAACGCATCCATATTCAACAACGCTTTGCCTCCAGCGTTTTTGTGCCGCGCTTGGCGCGTTACCTTTTGACATCATGTTTCTATCCTCAATGATTATATGTTTTTCGTTTTGGTTGCGACTGAGCGTCCAGCACTCGTGCATATTCTCGGAATACGTTTGCATATTTTGGTATCAATTCCTCGACACAGTTCCCATTCATTTCTCCGTTTTTATATTTGAATGTCACCATCGCGCCGCCGTTCACCTGTATTTGAACTTTGATTGATAAATCTTCATGCTTTTGCTTTACGTTGTCTGCCTGCTTTGTCATTTTATATTTCCTAAATTATAATCCGCATCCGAATGGTGAACCACACCCAAGATCAAACATATCCTCTTGGTCTGGTATATATTTACCAGCGCCGTATTTCGCCCATTTTACAACTTCCACGATTCCAATCGCCCCATTATGCCTCGCCGGTCTGAACATATTCTTGCCAACTTTATTTTCGAGGTTTTTTACTTTTTCTATGTCTGTCTGGCAGAGCATTTGAAAATCATTTCTATTGGCGTTTACGCACGGAGAGCATTCAAGCGATCTATGAGGCAAAACGTCAAACCCTGCATATTCAAGAAGCAAATTTCTGTCTGTTTCATTGTGAAGATATAGCGGATGCCATAATGTTCGGCCTCCGTGATAATCGCTATCATAAACATACTCAGGAGTTTTTGCTCTTTCGCGGCTTTCCTCCCTGCGCTTTCCAACCATAACTTTCGCTTTTCTGTCTTTGTCTATTTCATCAATCCAGTTTAAAAATGGTATTCCTTTAAGCATTCCAGAACACCATTGAAATCGCTGATTCGGAAATCCTTTTTTATGCTGTATTAATTCCTCAAACTTCATATCTCCTCCACACCGAACAGTCTGAAACCCATAACCGCCAGCCAGCGCCTCGCCTGCAAGAATACGTTCCTCCCATTTTTTTGTCGCCCATCCGGTATCCACATAAACAACCACCACGTCTTTAAGGCCTTTTTCATAAGCCCACTGAATAAGCGCAATGCTGTCGTTCCCGTAACTACTGCTAATGACATTCATTTAATCTACCTCAATTTCAATTTGTAATATTTATCCGGTATTGGCAACGGAAAACCTATTGCCTGATAATGGTTTTCAATCTGGTTCATGTATTCTTTCGTTTGATCTAATGTCGCCCATGAAAGCGATATTCGTTCTGCGTGTTTTTTGAACTTTTCACTTTCGCCGCCTTGATATACTGCCAGCAGTTCCACCCATGATTCCTGATCGTTGTTCGCTGGCTCAATACAATAAATTCTCGCCAAAAATTTGTTTTTCCAAGATCGATGAATCTCGTCCTCACTTTCGCCCTGCCGTGCCGCCTCATATTTCACCCAAAGACCAAACAGCGCTCCAAGCTGTTTCAGAGTCTTGTCTTGGGATATGTTTCTGACTATTACCTCAAATGTTCCGTCTACTGGTATTGGGTGCAGAAAATTAAACAAATGGGTCTTTACCTCCGGCGACCACAAGCAAAATGTTTGGCTCATCTTTTCCATTATTTGCCTGCGCTTTCACCCTCGAGCATCATTTCTTCTGCTTCTGATTTATCGACCACCGCCTGATTCACGATTGCATCCATAAGCCAAGGCCAAGACATACAAAGTTTCACTATTGCCTTTTGGTCAATCCCTGCCACAGATGCGAGTTTATGCAAACCCTCAAGGCCTGCATCAAAAAGCTTTGCGTCTGCTTCAGATTCAAATTTTTCGCGGATAGCTTTTTCGATTACAGCATTGAAAACCCAATTTCGATGCGTATGCCAGTTCCGAAGCGTTTGATCGCTTTGCCCTGATACCTTTGAAAGAGCGCCAAGGCCTCCAAGCCCTGCCGCCTTTATTTCCTGCAATGCAGTTGTTTTATTTTTCATTTTTTACCTCGTTTTTTTTGGTTGAATTTTCGGTCGCTTCTTTAATCGCCTTATCAAGCTTTTTAAGGACTTTCGGCAATACCGTCTTCGGCATATCTGCAAGCTTTGATATTGAACAGGCTTTCAAAATATTCGCAATGTCTGCGCCTGCGTCTTTAATCAATTCAGATATCATCAGTTCATCGTGTGCAGTAATAGTAACTATTACTGGCGGCTCCGGTACTCTGTTATCGAAATGATCTGCATCCTTGTTATCGTCAATAAGAAACAATCCGTTTAGCGCATATTTGCGAGCGAAGCTTGATGCGCTTCCGGTGCATTGCGGCGCTGACATTCCTTTTTGAGTTACTGCCTCCCGAGCATAGGCTTTTGCTGTTTCTGTATGCTCACCATCTGTAAGAGTTGCATTCGCTTCAACGTACACCATGCCGCCACGCTCTACCAGATCATCGCTCACCTTAAGGATTACGCCTCCTTCCAGCAAAAGCGGCTTCACGGCCTTCATAATCGATTCCGCAGAGCGGTAACTATATCCTCCAAAATCGTTATATTGGTCTTTTGGCGCATGAAGCATTTGTTGGATTTCAGCAAGCTTTTCCTGTACTACATTCATTTTAAATCTCCAGTAATTAGAATTTCAAGAGCCGCCATAATGAAAGGCAGGCTGATAAGTAAAACTCCGAAGCACAATGCCGCCAGCGCTTCTTCTATGTGAAATTTCGATACATTAAAACCGAAGATTTTCACGTTTATTTTTCGGCTATTCAAACGAGCCATTTGTTTTTGCCTTGCCATAATAATTCCTCCACTTCGTCAAGATTAAGATCGTCGGTGCATTCAACGTCCGGCAGGCCTTCTATTGTTATCTTGGTTATTTCGATTTCGTCCGGTTCCGATGGATAGCAGTTTTCAGGGGCGGCAAGATACTCGCCTGCTACTGGCGGGATATAATCAAATTCCACGTCAAAGAATTCTGTTATATCGTTTTCCGCATCTACGGTAAGTTCAACGATGTGATTGAAACTCATTTTATGCTCCTGCCGCAAAAATGCGGCGGTTGGTTGGTTGTAATGTGACGCAAATTTACTGCATAACACTTTAGCTTGCAAGCTGTTTATATAATAATCATGTAATGTGTCACTTCTTAATAATGCAGGCCTTTATTACCTTTTTGCATGAATCAATATCGAATTCACCTATATGACAATCTGATGCCTTTATACCAAGCTGGTCAGCAAGCCATTTATATCCTGCTTTTCGTGCTTTTGATTTACTGCATCCATCGCGCCTGATTTTTGCTTTCCACATAGGGTCAAACGCCGAGTGTGCTTTTTCCTTCCAGCTTCGCAGTTCTGCATTCGCCAGCCGACCAAGCGGAATATATTCCTGATTATTTTTGTGAACTCCAACATACGCATTACACGGCCTGCATATCCATATCATGCCATAACTGATTCCGCCGTAAACTTCCGCGCTCGAAGTGAGAACGGAAGTGGTTTTACAATACGGGCAAACTGGCGCTTTAGAATGGGATGTCATCGTCAAAATTCTCAAATTCATCCGCTGGCTTTTGAGTTGCTTGATTTTGCTGTTGTTGCCTTGCCGGTTGAGCCTGCCGCTGGTTGTTTTGGTTTCCACCTGAAGCACTATCGAGCATCTGCATATTGTTCGCAATTATCTCGGTCGTGTATCGCTCAACTTTATTATCGTCAATCCATTTCCGCGTCTGTAATCTTCCTTCAATGTAAACCTTAGACCCTTTGCTTAGATACTGACCGATAATTTCCGCCAGCCGATTGAATGCGACTATTCTATGCCATTCCGTTTGCTCCTGCTTCTGACCTGTTTGCTTGTCTTTCCATGTTTCGCTCGTTGCAACTGAAATCGTTGCAACTTGTGAACCAGTATTTGTCGCCCTCATTTCAGGGTCGTTCCCGAGGTTTCCGATAATGATTACTTTGTTTACTCCAGACATGATTTCCCCTCTAAATAGTTAATGTGTTTTAGTAAAGCGGCTTGCCAAACGGCAAACATTTTTGATATAGTTTCGTTCCTATGGTGGTTTGTTGGTTTTCCAATTATACACCATGCAACAGCGTTTTTATATAACTACTTCATATAGAGCGCCGCCGGTGCAACATAGTTATTGCTTTAGGCTCTACATAATGCTATCGTCACCGCCCATGACTTTGGTAGGTCAATTAAGCAGTAAGATATGCGATGTTTCCCAGCCCTGATTGCTTGGGTGCTACCAATTAAGGGAACATCGCATATCTTTTTTTTGAGGTATGACATGAGCGGATATACAGAATCACAAGAACGCTTGGTTCTTGATTTGCTGGCAGACGGACGATGGAGAAAAGCAAAGCAAATAACAAAGATGACAGGGATACACGGAGTAACCATAAGAGCGATATCATCGCAAACAGGAAAAATAATCGGATGCGTTAAAAACGGATACCGGCTAACCGTAAAAGCATCGCCCGATGAACTTTTACATCACACTAAAAGCCTCCAATCAAGAATGAACGCAATGCGCCAGCACATCGCAAACGTTGATCGTGTGCTTTTTGAAAAAGTGCAGAGGCGTATATCATGAGCATTGAATATCTGAATATGGCGTTCAAATCTGAAATAAGACCATCTGCTCGAAAATTTGTATTAGTTGCCATGTGTGACTATTGCAACGAAGAAGGCGAAGCGTACCCATCCATTGAAACGCTTTGCCGAAAGACAAGCCTAAACAGGAAAACGGTGCAGGCACACTTAACCGCAATGGTTGAAATAGGGCTTCTTGAACTAACAGGACGAAAGGTAGGAAAAACGAATCAAATACCCGTCTACCATATAGTTTTGAAAAGAGCCCCGAAAGCGGTACAATTAAAGACACCCAAAAACGGGTCTGTTAAACAAGCCCAAAAACGGGCTATAGAACCATCAGTTTCTTTTAACCATCAGATAGAGGCGAACAATCCATTATTTGCATCCGGCATCCCGCCAGCAAACTTAAACATCGCGGCATGGGAAAAATGGATGCAGTACCGTAAAGTTCGCCGCTTACCTAAATACGCAACAGACGGGATAGCAAAAAAATTATCAGAAATACCAACCAACCAACAAATTAAATGCGTGGAACATTCTATTGACCTAATGTACCAAGGCATATTTCCAGAGAAATATAAAAATGAAACATATCAGCAAGCATCTACAATCAGCGACCCAAACCGGACAGATTGGGAATTCGACAGCCCAATCGACAAACTCTGCCAAGGATGATTTTTCAAAGAAAATAGTCGGATGGACGCTAAACGAACTCAAGGCGATATTTCCAGCATGGGGAAATGCTCAAAAAGGAATGTCGCCGGAGCAGGCAGATTCCGGATACAGGCGCAATCTTTACAAGGCATTGGTAGAACGAAACATCACCACGCCGGAACAGATAAAAAAGGGGCTGGAAACAGCCAGAAAACAAACAACGCCTTGGTTGCCTTCTGTTGGAGAATTCGCATCGTGGTGCAAAGCGTCCGCGCCGTACCATAAAGAATTTAAAGACTCATCGCCTGATGAAATAAAGCGGCTCGCTTTGCTGGCGACATCAAAAGAAGACACCGCCGCATGGATTGAAAAATGCCGAAAACACATAAACAACGATTAATCGCATAATAGTTATAGAAACAGCTTGCAAGATGAATGTTTGAGCAGTAAAGTTAGCGAACATTGAAACTAACCAAACGGAGCAATACCATGAGCAAGCCAATCAGCAACCGCGAAAAAGCACAAGACCTTGAAAACGTACTTGAGCAGATGACATACCTTATGAGCGAAGCGCGAAGCATTGTAGAAGGAACAAGCGAACAATCACGCGCCGAAGCTTACTGGATAGCGCATATCGAAATGGCTCTTGATGATCAGCATGGATACCTTGGAGGCTCCATGTGTACCATATCCGAAACCATTAATTGCCTGCGCGAAGAAGAACTGGAAGACGAATAACCAACCATCATTGCCCCGAAAGGGGCTGGAGCAACACAATGGAAAACTTAAAAAAAGGCGATGTAATCTACTTCAAGAAAGACCTTTATTTTCGGCTTACTACACCTACAAAGGTGACAGTAACCAGAACGAAGCTTACGCCAGCCGGTACTGAGATATTTTTCGGGGAATATAACTACCTCGGACGGACGAACAAAATAGACGGATTTTCAAGATATGCTTACAAAAGCGAGCGCGAAGCATACGAAGCATCCATTGCTAAAGCAAAAGCGCTTATCGAAGAATATCAATCGGAACTCGAACAACTCTAAACCAACCGCCGCCAGCAATGGCGGCATAATCAGGAAGCACTAATGACACACTCTACAATCACTATCGACCCTCTTGGGAAGTTTTCTCAAACATCTGAAAAGAGCATCATCGAGGCTTGCGGAATAATCCCTTATTGGATTGTGAACGGTGACCATGATAAAAAAATAATGGACATTTTCCGAGAGAAATATAGTTTTGGGATACATGAAATGACCGGCGCTACAATATTAAACAATGGAACATACCTGTATCCAGAAGACCCGCCGCTATATCCGCTTATTCGGCTTCATCGCGGAGGCGAGGTAATGTTTCAATATGATCATGCTATCGTTGCAGTGACGAGGCCTGATACTGGCGAAACATTTATTACGAGGATGGATTAATGGAACGCACCGAAAACGAATATGATTACAAACGAATCCTGCGCGATGAATATGAAATATATCTCACATTTGCCGATGATGGACATGGCGGAGATATCACTCGAACCGGCCTCCCGCTTAAAACATTTGAAGAATGGCTGGACAGCTAAGGAGCATAAAATGGAAAGCATATCAGCAATGATGGATGAATTATTAACCGCTGTTCGGGCTGGTAACAACCGACCTTCAGAACTACGAACAATATTCAAAATAGAACAGACCTGTTTATATGGGCGAATATACTCATTAAAACTAAGCGGACTCATTGAAATAAAACAAATAGAGCCGCTTGCTGGCAGTAAAGAAAAAACCGGATATTTCTATACCGGCAAGAAGTACCGAATAAACAGGAAACTTCCGCCGCCTCCAAAAAAGAAGGTACACGCAACAGAAAAAGATTGGAGCAATCTCGATGAATGGTTATTTCGGCCTGCACATCATCTTCATTAGTGTATAATCGCGAAATCGCCGGTTTCCTTCCTTCATGGTATGTTCCGCCGGTGATGGTTGGAGGGTGAAAGACCCTCTCGGCAAAGAGCTGGTTACTTGAGCCTCCCGCCTCCCCTGTAGAAATACAGCGGAGGCATTTTTTTGCATAATAGTTATAGAAACAGCTTGCAAGGCAAAGCACTATGCCTTAAAGTTACTGCACATTGAAGCCAACCAACCAACCGGACTCGACCATGAAAAACGTAAAAATACCAAACGCGGCATCTTACGCCACATACGCAAATGCAGAGCGAGCAGTAAATCGCAAACTTGGCGAAATAAAACATTACGCGGAAGATGAAAGCCTGCGCTACATCATCCAAGCAACTGAAGATGGACGCTTCCGCCCGATCTTCATCGGGAACTACGCCATGCAAATGGGAATACATTTTCACTTTGCATGCATCAACTAAACCAACCACCACAACAGCCGCCAGCAATGGCGGCAGGACTTTTAAAATGAGCAACTACAAATTAGGCGACACAGTAAAATATTACGACTATGACGCCAGCCGATATTTTTCAGGCGAAGTAATAGAGATACACGAAGGATATCAGGACGGCGACATTGACGGAGAGCGATACTACCCTGAAGCAATCACAGTAAAGCATCAATACGGCTCGCAATACATTGTGACCGAAGGGGAATGCGGCTGGCAAGCCTGCGAAATTGTAAAGCGCCATCAATACGCGGCGAAGCACAACGAACACTCCGACCTTACAGCCGAGGACATGAGCAATAGAATATATGCTGAAAATGCGGCGGCAGATGCCGGACACTACGGATAACCAACCAATGCCGCCTTCGGGCGGCGCAACCATAGGAACAAAACATGAACATGACACTTTTCGGAAATGACGGAGAACTCGACCCTCTATCTTTTAAAACATTTGGTATTCACGCAAAAACAACAACCGACCCAATCGGAAGATTCGGTACTGGACTCAAATATGCGATAGCCGTATGCCTGCGAAATGATCGAACGGTAAAAATAAAATCAGGAAGCGATAAATACATCTTTTCAACTGAAGCGACCAGCTTTAGAGGGAAGGAATTTCAACAGGTATTTTGCAATGGCGAAGCATTGCCATTCACGACCGAACTTGGAAATGGATGGGAATTATGGCAAGCGTATCGCGAACTTTGCTCTAATGCGATTGATGAAGGCGGCGGCAAAGACTTCAAAGGCAACACTCGAGTATATGCGGATTTAAACGACATTAATCACAATGATGTATTTCTGCCAAACGCACCGCTTCTCGTATCCGATAAATATTGCGATATATATGATGCCCCGAGCAAGTATGTTTACTTCCGAGGAATCCGAGCGATGGACTGCCAGCAAGAATCTCGATACACGTACAACATTAAAATTTCAGACCTGACCGAAGATAGAACCATCAAATACAATTTTGAAATGTACCAAGCAATATCATCTGCATGGGCGAAGGCAACATCGACAAGTATGGTGAATTTTATTGTGCGCCAGTGCAAAGGATACTTCGAGGAACACATTCAATTTGATATGTGCAAAAACGAATATTCAAAAGAACTAATTGATGCCTGCATAGAAAATTCAATTAGCGGAAAATGGACGAATCGCTTTGTGCTGAACGATGTATATAAAACGAACCGCATCAAAAAGAAAATGGTAGAAGCATCGCTCGAAGAAAACCAAAAATTAACGCTGAACAAAGCGGTGAATTTTCTTCGGGATGCCGGATACGACATCGAATATAAAATAAGCGTATCAGAAAATCTTGGCGACAATCTGCTTGGACTTGCATTTCCAGAATCAAAGGAAATATGGCTGGCGCGTGAAGTGCTAAATAAAGGCCTGATGGAAACTGTATCTTGCCTGCTTGAAGAATACACGCACATTAAGCACGGACTAAACGACTACACGCCTGAGATTCAAGATTGGTGCTTCCGTGAAATAGCAAGGCAGGCGGCAATACGCCTTGGTGAAGTGCTGTAACCGGCTGAATACCCGTTTTTTAGCCGCTTCCTGCCGTTTTTGCGTATATAGAGCGACACACATACCAAAACAGACAGCAGGCGGCCATAACCGCAACACAGGAACATAAAATGAAAATGAAAACATATCCAGACCACTATCAATCAAAAGAAGATTTTATTTATAGCTTACTTGGCTTCGCATTACAGGACAGAATCGCCGCTAAGAGCATTATTCTCGAAGGAAACAATAGTGATGCCCTGCATAAAGCAAGAGCAGAGATTGAAACTATACAAGGGATGATGACCGAATGCGAAGCGAGCCTGCCTCCAATGCTTGCAATAGGAAGCAATGAACTTGAAAACAACGACGATTTAGGGGAAAGTATTGACTGCCCTCATTGCCAGCAACGCCATAACATTGAGCATGGCAAAGAAAAAAACGCTAATGGTAAGTGGGTAGAAAGCAATTT